ATAAGACTTCCGCTACATCTTCTGTTTGAGGGTAAGGCATTGGCTGTATTGGAACGTTACGATATAGTAACAGATTTTGCTAAAATCGGACCTAATTCAGAAGCCAATAAGTATCTTGTCCAATTAGCTGCCCTTGCCAGGATAAGGAAGCACATAACCTATCACACGGCCCGTCATACTTGTGCGACCCTGCTTGTTCACCAGGGCGTTCCGATTACCACCGTCCAGAAGTTGTTAGGTCATACTTCTGTCAGAACTACAGAGGTGTATTCAGAGGTTCTTTCTAATACAATAATACGTGATTTGAAGGCTGTAAAAAGGAAGAAAAAGACACCTGATTTTAGCCGTGTGGTAGAATGTGGGTAGATTTTATAGATTCTACTGATATTCTACCTCTACCTACTCGGAATGCTTTAAACAAAAAACATCCCAGCACTTCACAGTGCCGGGATGAAGCATGTCCTAGTCTTGTGTTATAAAGAGAATTTAGAGTTCTTTTTACCTTTTACTAATACCTAATATTATAACAACTTAAGATTTACTGACAATAAAACAAAAAACGTGCCAAAAAGTTTACATTTGTAAGTGATTAATTTTCACATTTATGCGACAGCTTATTTAAATATAAGTGTGGAAAAGAGTGCAACACTTCTACAATGAAGTTCTACAATTAATGATAAGGTATGTTTACCAGGTGTTTTTATAAAATATGTTTGTATTTCTCCAAAGCATTACTCTTCATTTCATTCTCCTCCTTAGTTAAGGCGAATCCCATATACTTACAGGTATGGTCATTGCGTAGGATACATATACACATACGTTTATAGGAAGGGATTTCCCGGAATTCCTCTATATCAATGTCGTCCAGGTAGTCCATCCGTACCGGCTTTTTCTCTGTCTTGTAATTGCTACTGTCACCTATTTGTATGGGTATATTGCGGTCTTTCAGCTTCTGTATGACTTCATCACTAAGTACACCGCCCTTTTCCTTCCAGAACCTAATGCTGGTTTTCAGTTTAGCCAAATATCTATTCCGGGTATGTTCTGGAAGGGTCGAAAGTAAAAACTCCATGAATGATTTCCATGTATATCCTTCCGGCAAACGGATGCTTTTTCTTCCTGCCGCATGAGTGTTGCCATAAAGTCCGGCAAAGCCAATCCCGTTTACGCGTCCTATCATCTTCCCCCATGTGTCAGGATCAATTACTTTGTACAGGGCAAGACTCTCGATAGCTTCGCTGATGAAAGGACTGGCCACACGTTGTCTGTCAAGGCTTACTCCGGCTTGATAGTAGAGGTCATATAGCTTATTGTAGTCCCAACCGAACTTGCCGTTGGCTACCCATATATCCTCCGTTTTCCAGTCGTACAGCGGGTATAGATTGTATACATTTTCATCTATTTCCGTACTCCACATGCAATTCTTATATTGCTTTTTTACTCCCCGGTAGATTGTGCGCCAGCGGTTATAGCTCTCTTGGGTACGTATGCCTACCAGGCAGCAAGTACGCCGGGCAGCTTTCTGTAGATGTAACCATCGGGAAAACTCAATCTGGAAATCATAATCCCACATTTTTCGGTTGTAAAACGGAAATTTATCTACTTTCATTGCGTCTTTCGGCATTTCTCTGACCCATGCCTCCTTTTTTTGTTCATCCCAGGGACGCCAGTAACTTTGATACATAGAGGTGCAGGTTGTTACCCGGAAAGGGACACAAATCCGGTATACATCCAGTATATCCCTGTTTGTTTCCAATACCCGGTTAACATAGTCAATGGTCATGCTGTATTGTACTTCATAGTCCATGTGAAATATTCCAATCTTTCGTTTCAGGCTGTTCTGACGGATATAGTCAATACATAGATTTAACAAGACTCCACTATCTTTGCCTCCAGAAAAAGATATATAAATATTATCGAATTCTTCAAAAATCATTTTCAATCTTTCCTGGGTTAATTCATATACATTTTTTTGATTCATATAGTACAAAAGTTTTAGTGGTGACAAAATTAGTCTAAAGCCCCAATATTTCCTATAACCTTTAACTTCTTCATTATCTGTAATGGTACTCAATAAAAGGGAAAGTAGTTCCTTTTGAAATGTTTATGTATATTTGCATTGTTCTATTATTCATTGAAAACATAACAAAGCTATGGCAGAAAAGAGTAAATATCAATTTGATGAAGCCTCAGTACAAGCAATCATACACTGGGCAGAAACAACACAATTACCGAAAGAGGTAGTATTGAGTGAATCCGAGCATATCTACGACACGTCTCTGTATGTCAGGGCGAACATCAATGATATTAAGCAACATTATCCGGATGAGTTTTACAATCCAGCTATTACTCGGCTTTATAGATTGAAAGAATTTGTAGAGGGGAGTGACTGAATAGTCACTCCTTTTTTTCATACTTTTGTAATGCAGAAACAATTATTGATAATAGCTAAGGTAAAATCTTAAAAAGCCCCCGGCCTGTTAAAAATCATCTCACCTACTTTTAACACATAACGAGCGAACCCGAATGACCGGGGGCAATGCCACCGTTCTCAGGTTCGCTTTCATGTGTTGTAAGTGAGATGTTGCAAAGATAATCATTAAAAGTTAAAGCAGTCGAATTCCGGCTGCTTTTTTTATGCTTCAATTTCTCTCTTGGCTTATATTTTAGGAGAAAAGAGTTTATGAAAGCGAGTAATAATTTGGTGGAAAAGTATGGCTGGGATAAAATAATTCACAGTCCAAGTAATGGTCGAGCAGTTTTTTCGTATAAACCTATCCATAAAGTAAAATGACAAAAATATGAATACGGATGCAGTGAATGCGGCCCTTCAGGTGGGCAAGGGGATTAGCGATTTTGGCATGGTGGCCATTGCAGGAGCCTTCTTCCTCATTATATGCGGTGTGATGTGGCTATTCATTTTCAAATGGTTCAAACATTTGGTGGATAATGTGATAACCAGGCAGGAAAAGGTGATAAATGATTTGCTTGTGGAAACCAAGGCTCAAAATGAGGTTCTCTCTGATATTAACGAGGGATTGAAGCCTATTTCTCAGATGCAGATAAATTCAGTCTGTAACAACTTCTTTGACCTTGATTGTGAAAGGCTGTGCCGGCTGGTCCGCAATGTGCGCGATGAGAACAATATTGATGATAAGCAGAAGACGAGACGAAAAATAGAAACGCGTTGTAATGCCATAATCAAAAAGCGGAGTATTGAACTTGATAACTTTATTCACCGCGGAAAAAGGCTCAGTGAGTTTATGTCAACGGATTGGGTAAAGAAGTTTTCAGACATAATAGAGTCGGAAATCTATAATCCTGTCGGTGCCAATAATGCACGTGCCTATGCCAATATCAAAACAGCCATTGATGAGGCTAAGGTTGAATTTTTTAATAACATGAATAAATAAGGAGTAACAGAATGAAAAAGAAACTGATTATTGCAGCGATTGTTATCGCTATCATCGTGGGAGTTATGCTTTACATGCACTACACTCCGTTTTGGGTGAACTTGACTACTGTCGTATCATTCGGTGTCGGTGTTATTGCCGGATGGGTGGCTCATGTGGTTTATGACAAATATTTCAAGGAGGACGTGCAGAATGAAAATATTGATTGACAACGGACACGGAAGCAACACTCCGGGCAAGTGTTCTCCGGACGGAAGATTGAAAGAGTATGCGTATGCCCGTGAGATTGCCACACGTTTGGAAGCGGAATTGCGCAAACAAGGCGTTGATGCCGAACGTATCGTCAAAGAGGAAATAGATGTCCCCTTATCCGAGCGTTGTCGTAGGGCAAACGAATACAAGTCCGGTGACACTATCCTTGTATCCATTCACTGTAATGCAGCGGGAAATGGTTCTGCCTGGATGCAGGCGCGCGGTTGGGAAGCATGGACTTCGGCAGGTCAGACGAAAGCCGACAGACTGGCTGATTGTCTATATGCAGCGGCCGGACAGCTTTTGCCGGATATGAAGGTGCGCAAGGATACCACAGACGGTGATGCAGATAAGGAAAGCAACTTCTACATCTTGAAGCACACAAAGTGTCCGGCAGTTTTGACCGAAAACTTATTCCAGGATAATATGGAAGATGTGGATTTCTTATTATCGGAAGAAGGGAAGAAAAGTATTGTAGAGACTCATGTTATTGGTATTATTAATTATCTTAAAATCAAATGAAGAAGTGGATGCTGATGGCTGTCGGGATACTAATATTGGTTATTGGTATCTTAATTAAATACAATAGGGGTTTGCATAGTGAATGTGCTCGTCATTCAAATAATATTTCTGTATTAAATAAAGAGATCGAGCGTTATAAAATTCAGGATAGTTTAAATGCTGTTTCCGTATCGGCATTGAACTTGACTATTGATGAGCTGAAAGAGTATCGTGCAGATGATGCTCAAACAATAAAAGAACTCGGAATTAAAAACAAGCATCTTGAGGCTTTGGTTAAAACCGGGATTCATTCAACAGAAACAATCTATGCAGACCGTTGGCATCCACTTCCGGACAGGTCGGATTGTTTAGAGGTTAATAGCAAATGGTCTCATGTGATAGCCTGTTTCAAGGATTCTACGGTTTATTATAATATTCGTGATAGTCTGGCGGCTGCTGTTCATCGAATCCCAAAACGAAAATTCTTGTGGTGGAGTTGGGGCACAAAGGGGTATAAACTGGAATTGGTTAATTTTAATCCCAACACAAAGATTGATTACAATGAATTTATAAAAGTCTCAAAATAGCAGTGAGGGGGTCTCGTGAATAGCGACCCCCTCACCTTTATAGCAGATATTCCTTTAGTGCGTCAATGCCTTGTTTGACACTGCGGGCAATAACATACTTATTTCGGCAGTTTTCCGCTTGCCTTTGAAATTCTTTTTGTTCTTCCGATTGGATGCCTTTCTTTGTCTTAAACTCTATACATAGCGAAGCGTAGCCTTTCTTTGGGATTAGTAGGATAACATCGGATACGCCGGAAGTTACACCTTGCCGTTTGAGATTAGCGGCTTCCCTTATATGGCGGCTTCCACCATTCGGAACAGCGAAAAGAAGTTTATTGGGCAACCTAGGGAATAGCTTTTCCACTTCTTCAAAGAACTTGCATTGCATACGTTCTTCCTCGTTATTTTTCTTCCTTTTTCTTTTGGATGAATTCTTTTGCTCAGCATAACAGTTATAGCAGGTATAGCCGGCATCAGTCTTAATAACTGATACAGTTTCTTTTCCGCATACAATACATTTTTCTTTAGTCATTTTTGCTATAAGGTTGGGCTGCCGTGCATTGACCCGACAGCCTGTTTACCTCTTAAAATATAGATATTCTACGATTTTCTTTCAGTTTCCAACCGTTTCACAAGTACAGCGTTCTCCTTTTGTAGGTTTTCAATCAGATGTTTCTGGTAGGCAATCATGCCCTCAACACGTCCGGCTTTCAAGCCTTTCTCATAAGCCGCTTGCAATTTGGGGTCGGCATATACATTCTGTCCCATATTATCTTTCCTCCTTCCGTGTATTGTATTCACGCATCAAATCAAGCTCTATCTTTGAAGTGGCCAGACATGATGTCTCACCGATAGCACTTTCTATATCGGTCATGAAATCCCGAAGCATGGTAGAGTAGTTCTTTGCCCCCTCGTTCGTGATACGGATATAGGCTTCTGAAAAGTCCTTGCGTGCGGCATTCAAATGTTCAAGTACTGATTGTAATTGCGGGTCTATTGTAATTGGTTTCATAGTGAGTTCTCCTTTCTTCTGTTTTCCTGATATTTTCTTCGTTCTTCGTTTATTTTCTCATTGATGTATTCTTTCCCTTTGGGAGTCCATACCATATACTCCCTTGGCTCTTCGTCCGGATTCACGGGTTCATACACCACCGTATATGTATATCCAAGACCGATGAGCGACTGGTTTAACATCCAGCGTTGTTTGTCACGGTTGTACTCCTGTATTTCCATGTATTCGAGGAAATCATTAAGCAGACGTGAGTCAGTGTGCAACTCTTTTGCCATCTGCTTCACCGTATAATACTTCCGTTGGCGGGGAGAGATACGCGGTTCTTCCACTATCACATTGGCAGGCGGCAACAGTAGCATATCTCGCTGTCTGTTCAGTTCTTCCTGCATACGGCTGATTTGCGCTGCCATTGTTTGTGTGGCTTCCACCAACTGTTTCAACATGGAGGTATCGACGGACGAAGGAAGGGAACGGGTATTCCGGATGGTTTGCTCCATCTTGTTGAAAGCGTCGATATAGTCCAGTTTGAATTGGAGTGCCTTTTGTCCGGTAAAGCCCATAGCCAAGAGAGTGAAGCCGTCACGGTTCATGATGTACATAGGACGCTCCTTGCCTTGTATATCAAGATAAGTGCTTTCGATAAAGAGGTGCCCTAATTTTTCAGGGCACATAATAAGAAGTTTAGTAATAGCTTGACATACATTATCATGCCTTTTTCCGAATTTCTCAGCCACAAGCACACTATTAGTCAAAGGCTGGCCTTCCGAGCCTTGAAATACTATATCAGTCATGACAAACCTCCTTCCTTGCAGAGAATATCAACACGATTGAAGAGGCGAACCAGCCCATGCTGGCAAAGAGAGGGAACAGAATATCGGAGGAACCCGATACGATTAAAGCGGTAAACGCTATACATACATTCACAAGCCGGAGAATAAGACTTGTGGTTACACGCTGCCCATTGGGTGTGGGCGCACCTTGAATTGAAATTGAATTTTTCATTTTACTGTAATGATGTATTTGGCATTTAGGCAGAAAAACGGCTGCCATTTCCCGTGTCGCCAAACACATCATTACAGAACGCCGGAGCGAGAGTAATAGAATCGGGAAAGACAGCCGTCTATATGTTTAAGTATAGGCATAAAAAAAGCCCTACTTATTCAGTGAGCATTAACCGCGCTCTGCGACATTAACTGATAATGATGTATTTGGCATCGGCAAAGATGGTAACTTTTTCCGAATTACCAAAGAAAAAATACCCTAATTTTCAATTTTATGCGTATATTTGCAACGTTGTTACGTGAAAGGGGGTATCAAACGCCCTGTAACAACAGTAACATTTAGTTACTGTAACTCAGCTAATTCCTGAGTATCTTTCCTTGTAGCTCAGAGGATAGAGCAGCTCCCTGCTAAGGAGCGGGTCGCGGGTTCGAGTCCCGCCTTGATTATTTTTAAATACACTATATATCAGCAGGCTTGTAGGCCTGCTTTTCTTTTTTTTACTATCCATTTTTATCGGTTAAAAACTTCTTTGTGTACTTGGTTTATAGTGCCATTGATTATCAAAGAACCTTTAGCGGCACGGATTTTATTACCTTTTTCTTGAACTTGATAGCCGGCTTTTTTCAGCCGGTCTATTTTTTGTTGTGGTGTTATTTTAGAAACCTTCATCATCATAATCTGTGCTGAAAATATTAGCTACCATATCAACGATATTCTCTTCTATATCTTCCGTGGAACCGGTAACATCTTTGGCAATGGCTTTCTTATTTTGAATGATACGGTAAACTTTCTCGTCAATGGTACGTCGGCCGAGGAAATAGTAACAGGTTACAGAATCCTTTTGCCCTATACGATGCGCACGGTCTTCGCACTGGCAACAATCGGCATAAGTCCAGGGGAATTCAACAAAGGCAACATTGCTTGATGCAGTTAGGGTCAGTCCGACTCCTGCAGCTTTAATGGAACAGATGATAATATCCGTTTTGGGATTGTTTTGAAAAGAATCCACTGCTCTTTGTTTCTCATCTTGTGAGTCCCTTCCTGTTACAGATACAGCCGTAGGAAAATAGCTTTTCAGTTGATCTACCACTTCGTGAAGTGAGCAAAAGAGGATGATTTTCTTTCCATTCTCACGAAAGTCTTTTACGAACTCAATTACATCACGTACTTTCCCTCTGGCTGATATTTGGCGGAGGATATTAATACGCACCATGACTTCACCTCGTAATGCTTTCTCTATCTTTTCATCATCCGCTTCTTTGTATTTTTGTAGGTACATGATAAGATCACGCTCTGCGTCGATATACTCCTTGCGGTTAGTTATCTCACAAGTATTTACTTGTCGTATTTTATCGGGAAGGTCTGTCAGCACCAATGACTTTTCACGCCGGAACATACATTTAGTCCATAACATATAGTTCAGTTCTTTCAGGTTTGATGCTTCATTCTGACCGGAGCAATATCTATTGACGAATGTCTTATATCCTCCAAAATCTTCCATTCTGGAAAGGATAGATAACTGCGGAATTAAATCTTTAGGCTTATTGACAACCGGAGTTCCGGTAAGTTCAATGACCCATTCCTTACCATTGCATATACCTTTACAGAATTTAGCCTGCTGAGTGGATGATGATTTGCAACGGTGGCTTTCATCAATGATTACAGATTTGAAAAGTTGGATGCTGTTTCTAAATTCCACATCTCTTAAAGTCCAACCAGATTCTTTTTTGATACGTTGTACAAAGTATTTTTTAAGCGATTCATAATTAACGATGAATACCTGATACATGCCAGTCTGATAAAAGAAAGTCCATGTATCTCGTACTTTATCCGTCAGTACCATTGCCTTTTTATCTGTGAACTTATGCCATTCTCTTTCCCAATTAACCTTTAAGGCAGAAGGACAAATAACCAAACAAGGAAAGGCATTCCCAAGATTAATGGTTGCAATGCTTTGCAGTGTCTTTCCAAGGCCCGGCTCGTCGCAATTCATGAATCGTTTGAGTTGTAATCCTCTTGCAATTCCTTTTAATTGATAGGGATATGGGTTTACTTTTAGTAAGTGGGGAATATTAAGCTCCGGCAGCTCCGGTATATTGTATGCAACTTCTTCCTCTTCTTCTTGTTTCTGTTGTCCTGTAACCCATTGGATATTTTCAAATGGTCTGATTTGATAGACCATTTTTTCAAGTTCGACACGACTGGAAACAGGAATAAGCCATTTCTTTCTGCTTCCGTCATATCTCTTGCCTGTGATTTGACGTATTCTGTCAACAATAGTGGGCTTGTACTTAAAAGTAACTTCAAAAACGTTTCCTTTTAATTCTATAATCATGACTTGCAATTTAGAGTTTTATGGGGCTGACAAAAATCAGCCCCGAATTTGATTAAGCGGCAGGAGCTATAGTTTTGGTCTTTCTGCCTTTTCTTTTAGGTTTTTCTTCTTCTGCAGGAAGTTCTTCTGTATCGGTAACAGCTTCATCGGGGATATCGCTATCAAAGTCTAACCGCTCTTGCTTAATGCCCCATTTCTCTTCAAAGAGATATGCTTCCACTTCCGCATCGCAAGCTGCTGCATCTATTTGTAGTTCTTCTGAAAATTTATATTCTTCGTCTCCGAATGGAGTAAAGATTTTCAAATCCACAATTTTACCGGATTGTAGTAATTTGCCTCCCATTATGGTTATACCCGGTACTCCATCGTTGCTGTCATTGGCATATCCGGTAATGAAGTAGTTATTCAGAGTTTCATCAAAGCCCGGTGATGTAAAACTTGACTTGTAGATTTTTTCCGCTTCGGGTTGCTCGCATAATACCACAAGATGCAGTTTCAAGTGATTAAAAATCTCCTTCAGTTCGGAATGTACGATTTGGTCGCAATTCTTGGTAACCTTGTTTGTGTAGTTGGCTTCTGTGAATCGCTCGTTGTACACAACATTTAATCTGTCTTTTTTAATGACAGCCTGCTTGATGTCAATTTTTGCAGTTTCCATTGTTCTCTTTTTTAGGCTCATCCTTTGATGTAAGAATAAGCATGTTAATAAATAGATATATGATTATACCGGCTCCCATGATGAATGGGAATCCAGTAATGTTTTCGTCTAATCCCATTAGGATAATGGCTATAAAAATCCAAAGCAAGTATTTGGGTGCTTCTTGGTCGTTTATCATTTTTGTCTGTTGTTATTGTTGTACATACCAGCCATTTTCATTTCTTCTTTGGCTTTGCTTATTACTGTCACGCACCATGATAGCTGATGTGTTGCGGTTCGATTGCACCGTTCACACCAATCGACCAAATATCGTTCTTCCCTGCAAAGGGAGTTTACTAAAGCGTTTATTGCCGTAGCTGTAGCCTTGGCATTTTTGGCTGTTTCGGCAAGTGTTTTCATTGTTTCGGAATTCATGGCTTCGTTAAGCCAATATTTAGCATCAGCTAATAACTTGCCTGAACGGGCGACATATACGGCCAAGTCATTTCCGCGCAATACGGCTTCTTCTGCATTTTCGCTCATTGTTATATTGAGGAATGAGTCAATATCTGTAAGTTCCTTGCAGATTTGTTCTTTGGGTGTGATAAGTATGTTCATATTATAAAGAATTTAGCATTTCAATATAAGCTTGGCTGGCTTCAGATGGTGTATCAAAGCATTTGGATGTTTTTCTCTTACCGTTTATTTGGATCTTGGCTTGATATTTGTTTCTTCTTTTGTCTAAAGATACTCCAACAGGCAACCCAGACTTTATTGTTTTCTCTTTACTAGAATTCTGCCTTTTAGTAACGATTTGCAAATTCTCAGGAAGATTGTTTAACTTATTAGAGTCTAAATGATCTATAATTTCATACTTACTGCCACCTCCTGCAACTTTGCTGATAACATTGTGATTTGCGTCACCAAAAAGATATACAACTAATCGGTGTTCGAAAAGATGGTATGTCTTTTGTCGTTTGTTTCCTAAACAGAAGGTTATAATTGATGCCTTATAACCGAAAAGAATCCTTTGTTTTGCAGGATACCCCTTGGGAGTATATACTTGCAAAGTATCTGGATTGACTTTCACACTTCCTTCGGGAAAATCAATAGTAACGAAGCCATTATCATCTAATGCTTTTAATAATTTTCTATTCATTTTTCTGATAAAATATAATTAGACCATTAGTTGCCACCATTTAAAAGCTAAATCATCATATTTCTCTTTCCCACGTTTATAGGTATCATCGTCTCGTCTAATGAATGCTTTGAATATTTTCAGGTTCTTCTTGCTGATGGCATAGATAAAGTCCTGTTGGCTTCCTGCTATATCCATATACCATGCTCTGGAACGGTCCCAATCAAAAAAATCTATAGCTTCATTGAACTGGTTTTGTGATTCTGCAAAAGTGGTCTTTAAATCTCCACCAAATCCAAAACCAGGTAACCACCAATCCCATTTACACCGGGTATCAAGAGTGTACTCGAAGTTTCCGTAGAGAAACCTCTGGGATTTGTTTACCATGAATTTCTGTGTGTCGGAGTTGGAAAGAACGGCTCTAAGGAACTCGTCTTTTCTTGCCTCTTTTCTTAAAGCTTCCCTCATGGCAAGGCCTAACTCGAAATCTTCCCGTGAATAGGTTACATCATCCACCATGCGCTTACTATAATGTACCCGTTCGTTTTCGGTAATAAGTGCATCTACCAATGTCCCAAACTTGAAGGCTTTTTCTTTATCCCCATACTGGGTACGGGGATAAAGATAGTTTTTGAGTTCTGTCAGATCGGAGTTGCTGACTTCTGTACGCAAGTAATATGAATCTGGATTTGCCATCACTTTCCTGCTTTAACTTCTTCTTCGTATCGGATATATTTTGATTTGATTTTCATTTCATCATCGCTATTGGCTTTCTTTTCGCAGAAGGAAATCATCTTTTTGTGGATTTTTTCAAGTTCTTCTATTGTCAGATTCTGACCTTCATTTATCCACCACATCTGATATATTTCCAAGAAGCCGGCAGGGTGTAGTATTTTAATCCTTTCAGTCACTTTGGCTTTGCTGGTTCTTGTTGTAACAGAAGCGGCAGCCGTTGCAAACAGACTATTCATTTGTGCGGATTGTATAGAAGATTCCGCTTTTTGTTGCTGCTCATGTTCTTTTTGCTGTATTTCAAGTTCACGTTGTTTTCGCTCCTCTTCTTCCCGTTGTTTCCTTTCGGTTTCCGCTTTGGCAGCAGCTTCAGCATCTTTCTTACGCAATTCTTCTTCCTCAATAAGTTCTTGCTTTTTGGAGGAAAGACGGTCGATAAATGACTGACGTAAATCCTCCATGTCAAACTTATACTGTTGAGAGAAAGCGGAATATTTATTGCTTAGAATTTCAGCCTTGATATTCTCTTTGGTTTGTGCGTCCAAATAGTAAGTTGTAATGTTTTGATTGAAAGTGTCGAAGTGCTCACGAGGGTACAGAGTTGACCAACCTCTAATACTCTTTTCTTTCAGCTCAAATGTAGCCAGTGTAATGCTTTCCCAAATATGACTCAGATTCTTCTGTTGTTCGGCAAAATAGGAACTCATGTGTGTATTGATAGCCTTTTCAATAGCAAGCCGATACGTTCCTTTTTCCTTTTCAATATTGGCTTGTCGTTGCATTTCCTGCTGCTTCCTTCTTTCTTCTTCACGCTTCAGTGCTGCATATCTGTCACGTTCTGCAGCTATTTTGCCCGGAATTGTTGATTTGTCTTTTGGGTCAATAGCTTTTTCATCTGTCGTGAAAATGGACCGGATACGGTCGAATAGTTGGGTGACAGGCGCACGACGGCTTTTCATGTTGGTAATTGTAACATTGACTTTCTTCAGATACTCCGCAGCTTTGGCATCCAGTTCATCAGTCATACCTTCTCCTTGAATCATATCTAAGATTGCCTGTCCCGCTGAATTACAGTTGGCTATTGATTTTTGGTTCTTCCCTAAGGCATCAGGGGCACTTTTCATTAAAGAGGTAAACTCTTCTACTTTTATTAATTCTGTTGACATAGCTTTAAGTATTAATGGTTAGAATCCTTCTTCTTCATCTGCTTTGCTGACATTTACAGATACCGGTTCCGGTGCGGTGAGCTGTTTTTCTTCACCGAAAGGAATGTTTGGGTCTTCCTGTGCAATATTGGCATCTTCCACAATTCCATAATCGATGATTTCTTCCTCCTCCTGGTCGGTTGCCATAATGGTATATTTTCCGGTACGTACTTTAGGGTATGCGTCGAAGGCGTGTTTAATCATTTTGTTTTCAAGGAAACCGGGGTCAATACCGCCATTATTGGAAGTGTATAAAGCATTGGCATTACCAAGTTCTCTTCGTCTGGTTTGCTCATTCCATTTGGAATTTGCTTTTTCGCTATAATGCTTCAAGCGTTCAATATCCCCTTGCATAAGCCATTGATAATCCACTGAATTATCATTGCGTACAATGCGTATGAATGCTGCAATAACCTTGGTTGATGTGCGGGGGCATTGTGCTTCATACTCGATGTTTTTTACTCCATTGACTAAAGATGCCTTGAAATGGTCTCCCTCATAAACGACGACGGGGTTGTCAGCATATTTAATTTGGCCGGCACGCATACGCATGGTAAGTTCACCGTAGCCGGTAACCGAAACGTATGCACGTTTTTCGTAAATATCGTTTCCATGTTCGTTTTTATACCCAGTTTTGCAGTTGCGACTCAGAATATAGCAGAGCGGATGCCCTGTTTGGTCTAATGTTAGTCCATTGACTGCGATATCAAGGAAACAGCCATAAAGGGACATTTTGCTTGAAGTGGCTACATCGGGGTTATCCCGAAGTAATTTTTGAAAATTGAATACTTCTTTGTGGTACATCTGCTCACCCTTATCCGTACCCCAAATTGCATTGTACATTTGAATAAACTTTGCTTGTACACCTTCATTTTCGACAATTTTCGTTGCTGGAAGCGCATTTAGCTCTTCCATCTTAACTTGAATAATACTGCTCATAATGAGAATTTTAGTTGTTAATATTAAAATCTGCTTTGTCTAACCGTACCCAGACTGATTTGCCGGGACTATTAAACGATTGTTCTAAATCGACATCAACAAGCACCTGATTATAGCATTCCAATTTGCGTATAACCACTCCGGTAATAATGGCGTAGTCCACATCATCCCCGTAATGTCCGCACCGGAAAAAGAATCCGGCTGAAATGTTCTGCCCTATTTGTATATCTTTTGCAGTCATGGTACTTGCATTAATACTTTGATTATGTTGGCCGGTACTTTGTTATGAATATCCATCATGGCACTTGCTGTTTCTAGTTCGGACATTTTCACATAATACTTGCCGCGTTCCTTGTTCTTTGCAGGATAAAACTTTATCCATTCCTTACTACGCCATTCTGTAATGAGACGACGTCCGTATATCTTTTCTGCTTGGGAGATTGTTACCACCTCCGGCAGTAGCCCTAATGCTTTAAGCGTCTGAATCGTTCCGATTTTTATGCCGCTTGCTACAATTCTTTCTAAATATCTTTCTCCCATTTTAGCTGTTTCTTAGGTTGGTTAATTATTGGTTACGAGCTTTCTTCACTATCTGAAACACATTGCAACTCTATGCTATGCTGCCTGTTTATAATTAGGTTGAGATATTTCTTCTGTCTTGTATCTTTGCGTTCTTCCTCTTCTTGTTCGGTAGTAATAATCGTGATGATTATCTACTGAAAATTGGAATATTGTTATTCCCAAGAAGCAAAGAGCTATAATCGTTTTTTGTAGCTGTTGAAAATCTATGTTTAGAGTAAATACTCTATTGGCCCACCATGACCCCAGTTCATTTAATTTGCTGGTTCCGGTCTTTTTGTATGCTTTGTCGAGCAAAACGTTGATAGTTCCGTAAGCCACGTGAAGCCTGTCTGCCATTTCTTTCTTTGCGAGTCCGCAAAAGGCAAGTCCGGCGATTTGATTTTCACGCTTGGTTAATCTTTTACTTAGGTGCATTTCCATAGCTTTCCAATGCTTTTGCTGTTGTTGAAACATCATTGAGAACTTTTAGCCCTTCGTTAGCCATTTGAGTTGCGACAGAAAGAACTTTAGCTTTATAGGCAGAACGAGCGGATACAGGTTTATTATTGAGTATATTGTGTACTGTACCTTTTGAGCATCCAACTTTTTCTGCAATGATTCCTTCATAACCATAGGGAAGATTGGATTTGATAATTTCTAATTGATTTTCCAT